CAACTTTACGATAATGAGTTAGAAAAAACAGTTTTGGGCGCAGTTATGTTCGACTGGCAAATATGGCACGAAATAAGCGATATATTCTTTTTAGAGCTCTTTTACAACCAAAACCATATAAACGTAGCCAAATGTATTTTAACACTTAAAAACGAAGGGAAACAAGCCGATGTTATTTCTGTTAATTTTGAAATGAAAAAAAGGGATTATTATAATGCTGATTTTAACCTTTTTAACCTTCAAAAATTAACCGATGATATGAATGCGGTTGCCAATACCCCATCAAATGTTAGAATGTTGCAAGAATTATGGATTAAGCGCCAAGTTAGGGAGGAAGCCGCTAAAACAATTAGAGATATAGATGCTTTTAATTCCGATGTTTTTGATATTATTGATAATTATGAAAAATCATTAACCAAAATAACAGATAGGGTAATAACGAGCAAATGCAGTACGCCACAGGAATTATTTAACAATATGATTTTGTTAAATGAAAAAATACTTAAAATGAAAGGCAATCTTTCGGGTATAACAAGCGGATTCAGAATTATAGATGATATTACAGGGGGTTGGCAGCCAAGCGATCTAATAATTTTGGGCGCTGATGCCGGAATGGGCAAAACATCTTTAGCTTTAGAATTTCTAAAACGCCCTGCTTTGTTAAATATACCAGTTGCTTTTTTTAGTCTTGAAATGAGCGAAAGACAAGTTTTTGCTAGAATGGTAAGCTCTGAATCTGATGTTGAGTTAAATAAAATACTTCGGACTGGATTAAATGAGTGGGATGTAAAAACAGTAACCGAAAGGACTGCATTGCTTAGAAACGCTCCAATAAGCTATTACGATAAGCCTATGACTATGTTTGACATAAGAAACCATGCACGAAAGTTAAAACGTAAAAATAATATAAGATTGTTAATTATTGACTATTTGCAGCTAATTATACCTTCCGACACACGAAGCAATAGGAGCGAACAAGTAAGCTACATTTCACGTTCCTTAAAGGGATTGGCTAAAGAGTTGAACATACCGATAATAGCCATTAGCTCGCTTTTAAATAAAGAAATAGCAAAGCGGCCGGGAAAGATACCCCAAAAGTCAGATTTAAGGGAAAGCGGAAATATTGAATTTGATGCTGACATAATTGCGTTGCTTTACCGACCAGAATATTATAAAATATTTACAGACGATGCAGGGGCTTCAACCGCAAACAAATGTATGTTTATGATTGAAAAACACAGAAACGGAGCAATAGGGGAGCCTGTATTAGGCTTTGAGGGTAGATTAACAAAGTTTTATTCAATCGGAATAGATGAGCCAAACAACCAAACAACCCCCTTACAGCCAAACAATGATTTTATAAAAGAACCTTTTTAAACTAAACTAATAAATATAAAAATATGAGTAAATTAATTACAAAACATAATTGTTAAATAATGTTAAATGTAATAATATATTTGTGTACATTAAATGTTTAGTGTACATTTGTGGAAATTAAAACATGATAGTATTTAACATAAACATTATTCTTTTAATAATTGTGGGTTTAGCCGTTCTTGGTGGATTAATAGCAGTTATGATAGACATAGATAAAAATGGACAAACTTTAAATGATATGAAAAGGCAAAACCGTTTACAATCCTGTCAAGAACAATTAAACGAAGCTAACAAAAAGCTAAGTGAGGCTACATCAATAATAACAGCAGTATTAGAGGATTGTGCATTTATGGATAACGGGGATTTAGATACAAGATGTGATAAGTTTTTAAAAACAATAAATGAAATAAATTATGAAAGCAAATAAGAAATATAGAGTAAATAGTCAGGGCGTTTTAAAAAGCAAGCGCATAGAATTAACATTAGATTGCATAGAAACACTATCAATCCATTCTCTAAAAAATAAAACCGTGTTTAAACTTTGGGTTGAAAATCATCTTGAAGAATTGGCTAAAAAATTAGATTTAAAAAAATGAAAGACTTTAAAGAAACACTAATTGAATTGGATGCTTGCGAACCAGCAATGATATGGATAGGCAATAAAGACTTCAAAACTTTTTACGAAACTTGTGAACGAGGTGACTGGCTACTATGGCTATATGGTCGTACAAATAAAGATGACTTAATGGGGCTAACATTAGCAAAGGCACACTGCGCTAACACGGTAAGACATCTAATGAATGATAAAAGAAGTACCGATGCCATTGATATAGCTATTCTATTTGGCGAAGGCAAAGCAACTTTAAAACAATTATCCGCCGCCTCCGCCGCCGCATCCGCCGCCGACGCAGCCTCATACGCCGCCTCAGCCGCCGACGCCGCCGCCTCATCTGCCTACTACGCCTCATTCGTCGCCTCATCCACCTCATCTGCCTCATCTGCCGCCTCCGCCTCATCTGCCGCCGCCTCATCTGCCTACTACGCCTCATTCGTCGCCTCATCCACCTCATCTGCCTCATCCGGCGCCTACGCCGCCGCAAAAACACTAAACCAACAATTAACAGCGGATATATGTAGAAAATATTTATCTATTGAAAAATTCAACATTAATTATTAACCAATAAAAACAAAAAAATGAAAGACTTTAAAGAGACATTGATTGAATTGGATGCTTGCGAACCGGCAATAATTTGGGCTGGCGACAAAGACTTCAAAACCGTTTATGAAACGTGTGAACGAGGTGACTGGCTATTATGGTTATATGCTCGTACAAATAAATATGACGTAAAGGGGCTAACATTAGCAAAGGCACACTGCGCTAACACGGTAAGGTATCTAATGAATGATAAAAGAAGTACCGACGCCATTGATGTAGCTATATTATTCGGAGAAGGTAAAGCTACTTTAGGACAATTAAACGTCGCCTCATCCGACGCCTCATTCGCCGCACCCGCCGCAACCTACGCCGCCGCCTCCGCCGCCGCCTACGCCGCCTCATACGCCGCAACCTACGCCGCCTACGCCGCAATCTACGCCGCCAACGCCCGCCTCATCCGCCGCCTACGCCGCCGAATACGCCGACGCATCTGCCGAATACGCCGCCGCCGCAAAAACACTAAACCAACAATTAACCGCAGATATATGCCGCAAATATTTACCTATTGAAAAATTCAACATTAATTATTAACCAACAAAAACAAACAAAATGAAAGACTTTAAAGAAACATTGATTGAATTACACGCTTGTGAAGATGCAATGATATGGATAGGCAATAAAGACTTCAAAACTTTTTACGACACTTGCGACAGAGGGGACTGGTTACTATGGCTATATGCTCGTACAAATAAAGATGACTTAAGGGGGCTAACATTAGCAAAGGCACACTGCGCTAACACGGTAAGACATCTAATGATTGATAAACGTAGTACCGATGCCATTGATATAGCTATTCTATTTGGAGAGGGCAAAGCAACTTTAGAACAATTAAACGCCGCCTCATTAGCCGCCTACTACGCCGCCTACGACTCCGCCACCTCCGCCTCATACGCCGCCTCCGTCGCCGAATACGCCGCCGCATCTGCTGTCTCATCCGCCGCCTACGCCGCCGCATCTGCTGTCTCATCCGCCGCCTACGCCGCCTCATCCGCCGCCTCATCCGCCGCCTCATTCGCCGCCTACGCCGCCGAATACGCCGACGCATCTGCCGAATACGCCGCCGCCGCAAAAACACTAAACCAACAATTAACCGCAGATATATGCCGCAAATATTTACCTATTGAAAATTTTAATATTAATTATTAACCAATAAAAACAAAAATATGATTTGGTATAAGATTGAAAACAAAAAGCCATTAGCCTACCAAACTGGTGGATGGGATGGCAAAAAGAGCGACAAAGTATTAGTATGCACACATAGCGGAAAATACCATGTAGCTGAAATGTATGAAGGTATTTTAGATGGAAGCGAATTTTGCCAATTCTATTGTGAACGAGATTTTGAAATTTATTATGTGGCTTTTTGGACGGAGATTGATAGTCCGTTTTAATTGCTGGTAACGGTATTGGTATATAAGCAGGTGGGTTAAGAAGGAAGACTTGCAAGTTTACAAGAGTGTGAAAATAGGCTTACAGTTGAAAGGCTGCGCACCACTCGCCCACTTGCTTTATATACCATGTTATAAAATCGTTTTAATGTTTTATAACTACAAGCTAAACGCTAATTTTGTTCTTAACAAAAAATATTTACCTATTGAAAATTTTAATATTAATTTTTAACCAATATGAAAAACTTAAACAAAACAATAAATAATTTAAAACTGTACCAAAAATGGCGCATGGGTAGAACAAGCATAATGCCAAGCCCATGTCATATAACCAACACCATAAACGATACAATTGAGTTTTTAGATGAGTTAAAAAAGTTGAAAACTAAAACCGTTAAAATTAAGTAAGATGAGAAAAGAATTAGAAAACAGTATTATGAAAATATTACAAAACCATAGCTTCAACAAAGACGATTTGGTGGTTATCGAATCTAATGACTTTAAAGCAATAACTAAACTTATTTTAGAAGCCTTAAAATTGAATTAGAGTTTAATTAAACACCATGAAAAAAAACGAATTAAGAATAGGGAATTTAGTTAATGATAGTATGTATGTGGTATGTATTAATTGGTCAGACATATATCTTAATAAGGAAATAGAGCCATTATTAATGATTGGTGGTTATTATAAACGATACAAAATCGAAGATATTACACCAATACTTTTGACAAAGGAATGTCTAATTAAATGTGGGTTGATATTACACGACCTTTCTAAAAAAGAATACGTTGATAAAAATGAAGTTGGAATATACTTAGGTAAAGATGATTTGTATTACGTAATTAGCTCAGAAGAAGATAACTGCGGAAACATATATTACGTTGATAAGCATATAGAATACCTTCATCAACTCCAAAACTTATATTTTGATTTAACGGGTATTGAATTAGAGTTTACAAATGACATTAAAAAATAGAGCTTTAATTAAAATTAACTACATTTGTTATAAAATAGGCGAATAATACGCCATAAAACGGCTTTAAATGGGAAAAACATCAGGCTCATTCGTAAAAGGAGATGCAAACAACAAAGGAAAGCCTAAAGGCGCTTTAAATAAGTTTACGAAAACAGTAAAAGAACGTGTGTTAGATACATTTAATGAACTTCAGGAAGATAAGAAAGCTAATCTACTGTCTTGGAGCAAAGAAAACACCACAGAGTTCTACAAAATAGCAGCTAAATTGATACCAACCGAGATAGCTGGCAATCTTGAAACTACAATTAACATAAAAATACTAAAAAAGCCGTAAACATTGGTGTTTAGTCGGTGGCACATTCTAACCAATGGCAGAAATAAACATAGAATTTGATGAGGAGTTAATCCTTAAACCGTATAAAAATTTACTTAACAGTGATGCAAGCATTAACTTACTGTGGGGTGGAAGAGATAGTGGTAAGTCTTATTTTATAGCCCAAAAGCTAATATTAGAGTGTTTAACCTCTAAATACTTTCGCTGCATACTTATTAAAAAGACATTTGAAAGCATAAAAGATAGCCAATGGCAACTAATTAAAGATATTGTAAACGACTGGAAATTAGACCACTTGTTTAGCTTTAAAATGCAGCCTTTAGAGATACATTGCACTAATGGCAATAAGTTTATAGCTCGAGGTTGCGATGATGCACAAAAGTTAAAATCAATTAGCAACCCATCTCATGCGTGGTATGAAGAGGGTAATCAATTAGACGAAGCAGATTATATAATAGCAACAACAACGCTAAGAAACAACAAAGGGGACGTTAAAGAATGGTTTTCATTTAACCCTGAATGCGAAGGTGATTTTAAAGATTTTTGGCTTTATAAGATGTTCTTTTCTAATCATGTTGAAAAAAATGAATACACTTTTGAAGATAATAAGCCGTTTATTATGCCAGACGGTTCTGTTTATTACAGGCAAATCAATAGCACTCACACAACTTATAAAGATAATGTTGAGTTTTGCGCTCCGAGTAGAATTGCGATACATGAATCATTTAAAACAATTAACCCATATTATTACAAGGTTTTTACCTTAGGATTGTGGGGGAAAAGATTAGGTGGTGGCGAAATAATGAAGTGTTTTAAGTACGATAAGCATGTCGGAAAGACAAAATACAACGAGAATTTAGCGTTACATATTAGCTTTGATGAAAACGTTAACCCTTATCTACCATGTGCCATATTTCAAGTCGACGATAAAAACATATATCTAATTGATGAGATAATAGGGTACCATCCTAACAATAAAGTCGTTTGGAGTTGTAATGAGATAAAGAGAAAGTACCACAACCATAAGGAAGCTATGTATATATATGGCGACCCTGCATCACAAAAGGATGATGTTAAACTCCAAGATGGGGAGGACTTGTTTCAGATAATAATAACAGAATTGTATATATTTAAGCCTGAACGAAGAGTTTTAAACTCACATCCTGCAGTTAGAACATCAATAGACTTTTTTAACACTATTTTAGAATTAAACTTTAACGGCTTAATATTTTCCGTAAACGAAGATTGCAAAATATCGGTAAAGGATTACGAAAATGCAAAGGAAAACGAGAATGGTAAGATAGATAAGAAAACAGTAAAGGATAAAGAAACTAACAGAACGTACCAGCCTTATGGTCATATAATCGATGCTACGCGATATTTTTTATGTTACTTATTCGGTAAAGATTACTCATTATACCAATATGGTAACAAGCCATCTTCATACAAAGTTACCAATTACAATTATGAAGAAGAAAGTAACAGGTATTAATTAGTTGGTGCAAATCACGCATTAAAAGCAGCATAATGCTAATTTTGTGCTATGAGATTTCTGATTCAAAGAGATTACGAGCGTAACATATCCGTTACAGACTTAAATACGTTGTTTGATAACAGCACAGACCCATTATATACAATTATGCAAAGGCTTATGGATACTGAGCCTGAAGCTATTGAAGAGATAAGTAGCCTTATACAACAACGTTACGATGTTAGCTTAATTTTCACAGATAGCAGCCAATACATAAGCTCAACCACATATTTTGGTAACAATCGTGTGCAATACCATGAGCCAGCGTTTAGCGCATTGACAGTTTACACCACATCACAAAGAGTAAGCCAATTAGGCTCAATATATACAAGCATTGCTGGTAGCGCAGCACACGCATTTAATCCGGCTGAATGGATTTACGTATGTATGGACAATCAATTATTCTATGGTACTATTCCAGCACCTTCGTACTTATATAACAACAATTATAATACAGGCGATGTAGTTTGGAATCCTTACGATAACAGAACTTATACATCAAAGATTAACGCGAATACATACGGTTTAAACAACCCTCAAGCATGGACACAAAACGCTGTTTATTCGTTTACAGGTCAATTACCCACTAATACAACGTATTGGACATTGGGCGATAATCGTAACCAAAAGCTTGTATCTGTGATGGTTGACATTGTTATATATTACGGTTTAAAGACTATTACACAAAGGTTTAAGCCACAAGATAGGTTGTTTAATTATATGGGCGACGGCAAAATGCCTGATGTATCCGCACGTGGTTGGTTAGATGCCATTACCAAAGGTGGACAAAATGCTACGTTACCTATATTACCCCCTGCAATTGAAGAGTTAAGCCTTAGATGGCATAATATAAACGGAGATAATAATACCAATAATATTAACACTCCTAACATGAACTATTAATGACGCCGAGAAAAACTATTCCAGCACCTAAAAAGAAAGCATTGCCAGCCGTAAAAGGTAATAAGGCTAATATATACGATGTAATAGAGTTTGAGAACCAATTATATCGTGTTTCCCAAAACATACAACAATTAAGAGATAACATAAGGATTGCTGAAAGTATATTAGCACCTCAACGATACCAATTATATCAAACGTACATAGATAGCTGCGAAGATAGCCACTTAACAGGGGTTATGAATAGCTATAATGACTTAGTGTTAAGTCGTGAGATAAACTTTTATAATAAAGATGGAGAAATAAATATTGAAGTTAGCAAGCTATTAAAAACAAAATGGTTTATTGATTTCTGTACTTATGCGCTACAAAGTAAGTCTTGGGGCTTTAGCTGCATTCAATTAGGCGATAGAATAGATACTGGCTTTACTTATGTTGAGTTAATACCTCGCATCTATGTTAAGCCGGAATTTCATTTAGTAACCGATACATACAGTTCCTTTACAGGCGATAACTATTTAGAAGAGCCGTGGAATAAGTGGGTAGTTGGTGTAGGAGATGACAAAGATTTGGGGCTTCTTAAACAGGCTTCATACCATGCTATTTGGAAGAAAACAGCTTTAGGAGCATGGGCTTCATTCGCGCAAAAGTTTGGCTTACCTGCTATTATCTATTACACCAATACCAACGATGCAGAGATAATGAAGTCGGCAGATAACATGATGAAGCGTTGGTCTACTGGGCAATCCATCACGTTACCAAAGTCTGATAAAGTAGAATTTATTGAAGCAAAACAAACTGATGCGTTTCAAGTGTTTAAGTCGCTTGTTGAGATGTGTAACTCTGAGATGACTAAACTATACTTAGAACAAACAGGTACAACAGATGAAAAGGCTTTTGCAGGTAGTGCAAGCGTTCACAATGAAGGATTACAACGAGTAAAACATAGATTAACATTCTTTTTAGAGAATGTAATTAACCAACAGCTTAAACCCGTACTTGAATGGCATGGGTTTCCTGTGGGGGATGTTGTTTGTAGAATTACAGATAATGAAGATGTTGAGGTAAGCGACAGAATTGCTATTGATAAGTCATTAATTGCTTCAGCTTCTTATAAACTAAGTCCGGAGTATTTAAAACAAAAATACGGAACAGATGTTGAAGCGGTTGAGGTAGATGCAAGCGTTGAAAAGCCAGTTAAAACAAAAGACAAATCAATTAAAAACGCGTTATATGAACTTTATAAATAAGTGCAGCGTTTGCAATGCGGCTGAAAAGCCAATAAAATTAATAAGCGATAAGGAAAAAGAAACTCTTATTAAAAATATATATAGGGGTAAGGTAACAAAAAAGAAACTTCCATTAGATTTATTTACTCGTATTTATGATGCTTTAAATAGTAGCTTACAATACGGATATGGAGATAAAGATGTTAATGTTATTAAACCAATGCAAGAAAATTTAGCACATTTTTCAGCAGCAAAAACATATCAAATAATTAAGAAGTGTGAAGAAGGAAGGGTTACAACGGATAAAAAGCTAATTAGTTTTGATAGTTATTTAAAGAAAACAAATCCAATATTACACGATTTTTTAGAGCCGTATCAATTTGCCGAATCTAACCATTCTGAAGAAGTTGGAAAAGCTACTAAAAAATGGACTAAAGACAATAAGCGGAAAACAGTACCGTACTTGGAGTATGTTACAATGAAAGATAATAGGGTACGCCCAGCACATATATTATTAGACGGTATCATACGCAAATCAACAGACCCATTTTGGGATACATTTTATCCACCTAATGGATGGATGTGTAGATGTAGAACAAACGCAACGGCTAAAGGCGAAGAAACGGATTTAGCTGATTTTAACAAAGAAGATGCGCTGTATAACGTACCTCCATCATTTAGATACAATTTTGCAAAAGAACAAATAGTATTTCCGAAAGACCACCCATACTTTACCGTACCTAATGCAGATAAACTATTTGCACGTAAAAACTTTAATCTACCTTCAGATGGCAAATAGTTTTAAAGAGATAAATTTTAAAGCAAAGGCACGAGCAGTTGATTTGGCGTTTAAAGAAGCTATTCAGATAATTGCTAAAGATGCAGTTACAACCTTTAAGCACAATTTTGAGTTACAAGGATTTGTAGACGAAAGTTTACAATCATGGAAACCTCGTGAAAAGCAAATAAGAAGTATGGGTGCAAGTGTAAGAGGCGGTCTAATTAATACCAAAAAAACACTTACAAAAAATGGCGCATTAAAAAGAAGCATTAGATATTTAAGCGGCATTCGTGGGTATTCGGCAACTGTTATAAGCGACCTACCTTACTCTCAAATACATAACGAAGGGTTAAGAGGTAACGCATGGGGAAGGCACAATTTTCAAATGCCTAAACGTCAATTTATGGGTAGAAGTTCAAGATTAGAAAGACTATCATTTGCAAAAATTCAAGCTAAAATTAACACAGCATTTAGAAACGCATGACAAAAGACATACATACCGGTTTAGTTGCGTTGTTGGAAAATAACGTATTAGATAGTTTTGGGAAGCCATTGTTTAAAACAGTAGAGATGTGGGCTAACAATTTTGAGCATGAAATGGCAGACCAAAACGATGAAAAGCCAAGATTGCTACCAGCTTGTTACATTGAGTATGCTGACATAGAAGAAAAAGGACAATCTACAAACAAGCAACTACAAAAGAACTTTAAAACAATACTTCACATCGTGTATGCAAGCATGAAAGATAACGATGCAACCATATTAGCAACAAAGCAGCAATGCTATAAGTATGTGCAATGGTTTGAAGCATCGACTTGTTCTAAGTTTCAATGGAAGGCAGAATTATTCAATTACGATTACCGAGATTTAAGATATATGCAGCAGATATATTTTAGCACATTAAAAGATTTTGATGCAATGAATGTACCTAATATAGGTTCAGTCGGCACAATGACACAAACAATAATATTACACATATAAAATGGCAAGAAGCGTAGACACAATAAGACAGGGTATGTTATTAAGCATAAGTGCTGACCCTATACTTAGTACCGTATTAACAAGCACATCACTAATGGCTATATATAGGCTTTGGGTAACAATTGTTGCCATATCCACAAACCTATTAGAACAAGTGTGGGACGGTTATTTAGCCGCATTACAATTATACGCCAGTCAGTCCCCTGCTGCAACTGGTATATGGATACAATCGCAGGTTTTTAAATACCAATACGACCCAAGTGGTATTGCTGCAACAAACGCTTTAACTATACTTTCAAATGGTGCATTGGCTTACGCAACTGTTAATCCTGTGTTTAATATTGTTACACAATGTTCTGTTATTACAAACGGAAACAATATAGTGCTAGTAAAAGCAGTACAAGGAGGTACAAGCCCTACACCTATAACTGGAACGGCTTTTACGCAATTAGATAGTTACCTTACCTCTAAGATGCCAGCAGGTGTTAATCATTTGTTATCAAGTTTACCGGCTGATAAGGTAGTAATTTTAGGAGCTGTATATTTTAAAAATGGATACGGAGGGATTGTTTTAGCGAATGTAGTGGCATCATTAAACAGTTACTTAAATACAATCGGGATTAGTCAAGTATTAAATAATACGAAAGATGTAAATTACCAAGGCATTTTGAAAGTTGACGATGTAATTGCAGCAGTACGAAATACAGACGGTGTAGATGATTTTAGGCTTTCAACTATTAAATGTTATGCTGCGTCGAGTACTTTTCCACTTGCGGATATTGTATATGATTTAGCTACTGGCGTAAACATAAGAAACTATACCATGCTTGCAGGTTATGGCGCAATGGATTCCACTCATTCAGTTTTAACAATTACTCCAGCATAATGATTGATATAATTAGCATAAATATTAATTTACAGGGTAAAAACTTAAACGCTCCAATAACACGAAGGGCTAAGTTTACCGCTTGGATTACTATTTTATTAGGTGGGCTATTTAAAAAACAAGGCGACATAAATAATAATTACATAGGGGGTTTAACTTATTCCCAATGGAGTACAATTGTATATAATTTTGGCGACAGGGTTACTTTTGGGATTGCATCATACGAATACATTAATATATTACCGACTGCCAATAATTTACCTTCAAACCCTATATACTGGTATAAAATAACGAATGATAATGTAGGCTTAAACGAAAGGCTTAATTTTAATTGTTCAAAAATGCAATTGGAATACATTCTAAACAGACGGTTTAACCCAAGTAATACGCCACCTCCTTATGGAGCGGCTTATTACAACATATATATTGATAATAATCCAACTAGTCCACAAATAGCATACTTGTCAAGAAACAACGCAGTAGGCTCTTATAAAAAATCACAGGCAGCATCAACTTTTTATTACCATACACAAGGTACGCCATTTTTAGGCTTAACTAATTACATTATTTATGTACCCACTTTTATATTAATGAATTTAGCCAATAGTCAAGCAGAAGCGAAAGTTTTAATTACAACTGAAATAAACAAATACAACGCAGCAGGAATCACTTTTTTAATAACACACTATTAAATATTAATTATGAATACAAGATTAACAACAAACGAAACAGCAACTATATGGAGCGTAGATGCTATTGAAGATATGGCCTTTATTCAAGCATCAACTAAAGAAGCTTTTGCAAATACTGTTATAGGCAGAATAGGAAACACTTACAGCACATCGGTTATGTATATACTTTTTGGGTGTGTAAATACAAGCACAGGAAGTAATTATATTATAAGCGCAGGGGCTGTGTTTTTTAATGGCGAAATATATACAGTTGATGCTGTTACTTTTACAGCAGCAAGTACAGCCGTTGCAACAGTAACGGACACATCTAACGGAGATATACGATTGTTTAGCGATAACACTACAAAGCCTGTTACAAGAATACGTAAGGTAGTAATTGCTAATGGCGTTTCAGGAAGTGGCGATTCAGATTTTTCTAATTTTTTCGTAATAAGAAAAAATAGTGCTTATGCAAATTTAGCACCGTTTTCAAAATCAATCGGTACAGGCACATCTGCAGCGACATTAGGACTTCCAGCAAGCTCAACAACTTACATAATTGTAAGTGATGTAGATGGATTGATAAATACAACTAGTGGCGCACTTACTCCAAAAGTAGGATTATATAAGTTATCTTTAACATTATTTGGTGTAACTAACGTAAATACAGGTATGTCATTTTATTTGTATAAAAATGGTACTTTATTTGCTCCATTAGTTAGCCTAACTTTTACTAGTCCAAATACAAGTATTGTGTCAATTACTAATTATGCAATACAATCAAATGGTACGGACACATATACAATAGTACTTACTTGTGGAGGGCCAGCAACTGTAAACGGAAATGGATATATATCTTTAGAACCTACTAGTTAATTTATTTGGTAGTTTAATTATTATGTGTACATTTGGTACATGAAAAAACTATTAACCCTTTGTTTGTTTACATCATTAAGTTGCTTAGCACAATATGATGCTTATTTAGTTAGCGTAAAACCTGATACGTTTTGTTATGGGCAATATTGCGCAATCACAATCCACATGGATACAGGATTGTACTATAATCCAAATAATATGGGTATTATGGTATATGATAGTACTTATGGAGGTACACCAGATAGAGTTGGGGTAATATACGCCAGCCGTCAAGAATGGATTGATAGCGGTTTTGTATTGCACAAAAACATATTTCAAAACTATGGCAATAATAATATGGGGATTTGGTTCGGCTACCAAAACGACACAAAGCGCATTCAAATAAACAATTGCATAGCTGATATAAAGCATTACAACTCAATAGAAGATTTAATAAGTACTGAATACTTTAATCTATTAGGGCAAATTATAATAGAGCCTAATGGCATTACCGTTGAGGTTAAAACCTTTAAAGGAGGTAAGAAAGAAGTAAGGAAAATAATAATGTAATTTAAAAATAAGAACATAAAAAAAGGGATAAATATTAAATTATTTATCCCTTTTTAATTTAAGTTAGTTTAATGAGCGGTTTAGGTGGTTCGCTTATAACTGATGTTTCCTCAAAAAAAACGTTATATAGCTTTCCAAGTTGAAAGTTAGCCGATGCTTCGCCAACGTGAAACTGCATCTCTACCTTTCCCTTGCTACTGGTTAATACTACGGCATCGGTTAATTCAGTTTGCTGAATTAGGCTGCATCTTACTTGTAATTTTGATTTTGTCATGTGTTTTATTTATTTTGGGTTTGTAAAAGGTTTTTAAATTCTAAAAAATTAGCTTTTATTTTATTCTGATTTATAGACAATTGCTTTAAAGCAGGAAATTGAATGTTATGATACAATTCACTATTATTATTCATCAATTCAGCTAAACGGGTATTTTCACTCACATAAAAATAATGTGCCGGTTCTGTAATGCTTTTAAAATGAAGTAAAGCATCATTTAGCATTTTATCTCGAAGTGATTCATGTTTTTTTAGTAATTCTTCCATGTTTTACGGTTTATTGTTATCGTAATAGTACTTTACGATTGCGTTTAGATGTTTGTTAATGGTTAGCAAATTATTAGCCATATCATGTATAAACTTCTTTTTTAATTCGCCTTTTAAATGTACTGATGCCCTATATACAGGCTCAGAAAGTTTATCTTTTAAAGACTTGACAAATTCAGATCTTAATTTTTCTTTATGTTCTAATATTGTACTCATAGATAATAATTAGTTGGTGCAAATATATACTATACTGGGTGCAAAAGCAACTATATGTTTTAGTTATAAACTACATTTGTATTATATAAATGTATAAAGACTTTCTTCATATAAAAAATGTTTCTGAAAATGGCGATACTGCTACTATGATGCTTAATAAGCGCATAGGAAACACTTATAATGAAGATGGTACATTAGCTGAAGTCGGAATACAAGGCGACCAATTCGCCAATGAAATGCTTTA